GTCGGGAAGCGTGACGGTGAAGGGGCCTGTCGGTGTAATGTCGATGATGCGTGCTACAACGCTGTCGCCCTCGCCTGCACCGACGGGCCAGCTAAGCGCGATGTCGTCGGTGAGCGCCAGCGAGAGGTAGGAAACGTCTGCGGGGTATATCGTCGTGCCGCCGAAGACTTGAGTGAAACTGCCAGACATCTTTAAGCCTCCTTACGAGTGGCGCTGCGGTCGAGTATCTTGGCGAGGTCTTCGCCATTCAACATGCCAGCCGCACGGTCGTACATATTTTGCCATACAGGGATGCGCTCGTCGTTCTTCAGGAATGGCGTCGCCTCTAGGAGGGTGGCATACAGAAGGATTTCGGGTGCGTTTTCGGTGAGCCAGTTTGTCTGCGCCTCCTCGTCGAGGAGCGGCGGCAGTTGGTAGTACAGGATCTCGATTGGGTAATCTACGTCGGGTGTCGGCGCGACGAGCCAGTGATTATAGTCATAGTCGCTGTAGAATATCGGTTGCGCGGTTTCGGTGGCGTCGGGCCAATAGCTGCGCAAATAATCGTAGCTGCGCGTGAACAGCGCCGTGCGGCTGTTGTTGTCTGCGCCGGTGCCGATAAACATCGACACGGTGTCGCGCCACCTGTCGGGCTTATCCACTACGGGATTGCCCGCAGATAGTTGCGCAGTGACGACGTTGATGAAGCCTTGGATCTTCAGCTCGCGGGCGATGCGACGCTCGGCGAGGTTGATAAGGCGCGGGATCTGCTCGAAGACGATTGGGTCGGAGGCAAGCGTATCCCCACGCTCAAGGTAGCGCTGCACGTCCTGCTTTAGAGATGTAAACGTCATCGCAGTGGCCATAATACGCCCCTATAACAGATTTAAGTTAGAATAACAGCCTTCGCCGCGCCAGTCGCGGCGAATTTGTTGATTACCCAGCAAGGTACTGTGAAAGCAGACCGGCGATCGTCGCAACGACCGCTAACCCGCCCGCGAGCTTGGCTTTCCAGCCGAGGGCAGGCTTTGCTTCCGCGTCCATTGGCAGGATCTTGCCTACAGCCTTCTTGAGGATGGCCTTCTCGGCTTCCTTCTGGATGAGTTTCTTCAAATTAAGCATAGTCGTTCTCCTTACAACCAAGAAGCATATTTCTTGGTTTTCAGTTTGCGGTCAGCCAACCCATGCGGATTTTTGCTGCCGTTAATTCTGGAACTCAGTGCTAGGATCGAGGCGTCATTGATGCCCTGATCGCAGATGCCCCACAGCTTGTTTGCGTCGAAGAACCACAGGGCGCTTTCAAAGCCCAGTTCAGTAGCCACAAGGTCTGGATTGTCCAAAATCTCCTGTTCGCGACCAATGTACCGGCCAAATGCGCGGTAATTGTTCTTCCCGGTGAGTTGGAGGGGGCCTCGACCCTTGTATGCGAACCCTTCGCCCGACGCTTCGTCGCCGTTACCCATGCGGTTGGCGTAGGCGCGGTTAGCAATGCGTTGCGGCTGGCGTTCATAAGCCTTGGCTATTGCGTCTGTCTGAAAGTACTTCCCAAAAATGCCGCGCAGACCCTTCGCGCCGTAGTTCAGGTTCTCACTGAACGCCTTGAAGTTGCCGCTTTCATGCGCGCACTGAGCGAAAAAGTGGGCAGCGCGGTTGGGCGACAGCTTGTAATAGGCCGCAGCGGCCTTCAGCGTGCCGGGGCCAAAAGCCCCGTCAGCCGTTACGCCAATCTTCTTCTGAAGTTCAATCATGCTCATTTGCCAGCACTCCGCCAATCAGGGAAATCGTCTGCGTCGACCACACCGTCGCCATTCGCGTCATACCGCATATCGTTGCGGTACTTCTCCCACGGCTCCATATCGTCATCGTCGTCATCTTCAGGTGTGTCGATGAAGACAGTGGCCTGCGGGTCGTCATACGCCTTCGGCGCGGCCATGTCAGGTGTAAGCGGCAAAGGGTCTGGTTGTGGCGCTACGGGGGCCACAGGCTCTGGTTCTGGGTCATCACGGTCTTCCGGCGGTGGTGGGACCAGTTCGCCCTTCATGCCCATGAGCGTGGCGTAGGAGCCAGCGACAGCGCCGACGACCGAAGTCATGACGTAGGACAGCAAGCCGAAGACATCCTTATTATCTATGACTTCGTTGCTCACGAACAACCCCGCGATCATGGCGACGGTGATCGTGCAGATGACAAACGCCATCGTGCGCGCAGCCATCAGAAGCGCCTTGATGCGGGCGTCCATTAGTTTATCTTCCATGTTCATTCCTTTCCGGCCAGCGGGTTCGCCAGCGTCTTTTGAATACGTGCAGCGGTCTCGGTCTCAAGTTCCTTGATCCGACGCTGTTGGTCCTTATCCTGCTCGCGCAGTTGGTCTATGATAGCGCGCTGCATCGCCATGTTCTGCGCGTCACTGTTCCGAACGCTGCTCGACACCGCATCGACCGTCTGGCGTGTACCGCTGACGCTGCTGGAGATCGAGCCGGTCATGTAATTCAGGGCTTCGCTGTTAATCTTGGTCAGACGCTCGACGCTCGTGACGCGCTCATCCAACACCGAAATGCGGCCCTCGATGCCAGACAGGTCGGGCGGCACATATGCCGCTGTGACTTCCTGCATGGTCAGGAATTGCTGGTACACTTGGAAGCCAGCCCACAGCCCGCCGATAACTGTTGAAAAGGCAGCAAAGATAATGGCTATTTTGCCGCTGCTTAAGCCGCCAATGTTAAAACTGAAGCCGCTCTCGTCGAACGAGACCTTTGGCTCCTCATCTGTACTGCTCATCTACCATCTCCTGCCAACGGGCATCGTTTGTCTGCATCATGCGATACAATTCAAAGTTTGCGTCTCGCAGCACACGTCTGCGGTATATATCACGTATTGCGTAAAAGTCAGCCCTATCTTGTAACGAGGCCTGTGTGTACGCAGCGAAGCCCGGCACGGCACCCATCTCCGAAATTGTTTCGCTCTGACCTTCTGCCATTTCGCTTTCTGATTTCTCAGATGACGCGGTTGCTGTAACGGGCGCTGCGCTGCTTTGACCGCCGACATTGTTCAGTATCTCGAATGTGGTGGACATCGACATAGGGCTGCTTGCCGAGACAGCAGCGTCCAGTGGTGATGAACCGACGCCAGAACCAACCCCGCCGCCAGCCGAAGTGCTTGGCCCGAAATCAACGCGCATTTGAAAACTGCCGAAACTTTGCGACGATTGCGACCCGCTTTCAAACGCCGATGTTTGGCTGGCTTCTGCCGCCTCTTCAAAGAATGCGGATTGCTGCCCGCTTTCTTCCAGCGCCGTAGCAAGCTGATTGGATGCTTCTTGCTCAAATGCGCCAGACGATGCGTCTTGGCCCCCTACGGCGTTCTCTGGGCCCTCCAGTTCCAGTGATGCCAGTGCTTCCGTTTCGTCAGCGGTAGCGTCCTCTTGGCCTTGCGCTGCCAGCGCCGCCAATTCGTCCGGCGACAGTCGCTCTGCATTGGAACTGGTATCGTCTAAATCCCGATCCGAAATCAATTCCTCAAGGGCGTCCTCCTCGGCAGGCTCCTCGTCCGCGACAGGCTCGTCCGTTTCGGCTTCAAGCGATGCTTCTGCTGTCTCCAACGCCTCTTGCGCGGTTTCAAGCACCTGTTCGATGTCAGCGACGTCTTCAATCGGAACTTCTTGCTGCGTTTCTTCCATTGCCGCCTGTTCAACGGAGGCGACAGCGGCTTCAAGCGCGCTCTCAGTCGGATCAGGTGCGCCGACGTTGACGGCGGCTGGCGGGCAACTTGGGTCCATTGGCGTCACGTTGCAATCAACAGCAACGACCTCTGGGACAGGCGCGATCCACGACAGGAGGCCAGACTGGTTCTGTAGGAACTGCGCGTTGCGACCGTAGAAAAGCGGTATGTTGTCGTCCGCAGTTGGGCCAGTGATGCCTGCGGTAAAATCACGGTAACCGGAAAAGCCAAGGTTGCCGAAATTCAGTTGTATCTTGCCGTCGGCAAACAGGCCGATCTCGAAGGTGCTACTGTTGTTCGTGCCGAACTCGTTCACGCCGTACCAGCCGAAGAGGATTGAGCCGTCGTCGCGGCGGTAATATGGATTGCCGGTGTAGCTAATCAGGTCAGACCAGTAGGCGTAAATGGTGTTGCGCTGCGCCATTTCGATGGGCTGGCCGTTGCAGCACAGATGCGCGCCGCTCTGGAACGACACAAAGCCATTGCTCGAAACCCACGCGTCGGTGAACGTCTGGCCCCAATACTCAAATTCAAAGCCAAGGCTGACGTTCCGCGTGCCATCGTCACCCAGATTGAGGGGCGTCATTGTGGTAGGCGCGCCGTTGATTTGCGGGGGGATTAAGGCAGGCTCATAGGTCTGCGCACGCAGAGGCGTTGCGCAAGTCAGCAGGAGGGCCGCCTGCAAAGCGTATGTCTTATTTCTCGGCAGGGCGAAGCTCGACGTTCTCGGTCCACGCGGCGCGGGCTTCGTCGCCGATTAAACCCATGAACGGGCAGGGCGTACCGGCCATTTCCATCGCGCCGAATACGCGGGGGTCTTGGCACAGGAGGCTCACGGCGGCGACGCGCATGCCCATGTCGTACAGGGTCTTCGACAGCTTCATCCGCTCGCAGTTCTGATCGCGAACGGTGCGGCCTGCCGACAGGCCGATTATCTGCGTCTGCACTGCGCCAGACTGGCCGGTGGTGCAGAGGTCTTGGCTGTAGGACATCATGGACGGCGCGATGGCGCTGGGCGGTGGCGACTTGATGTTCTGGTCGATAACCTGACGATTGACGCTCTCGCTGTAGCTCTTGCTGTCGGACACGTTGACGTTGTTGTTCTGGTTGACGTTGCGGTTATCGCTGCTTGTCGTCTGGTTGATCGTGCTGGTGTCGTTGTTCGTGTTGTTGGTGTTTACGGTGCTGTTGACCGTCTGGTTGACGGTGCTGTTGCTGACATCCGTATTGAAATTGCGGTTTGTCGCCTCGGATGTGCTGGCGTTGGTGTTCTGGTTGATGTTCGTCATCGTGCCAGAATTGATGTTCGTGTTCTGGTTGATGTTCGTCATCGTCCCAGTGTTTTGGTTTATGTTGGTGTTGGTCGACGAACTGACGTTGTTATTGTTGTTCGTGTTCAGCGACGTGCTCGTGCTGGCATTCACGTTGTTGTTCGTGTTGACCGACGTGCTGGTGCTATCGTTGGTGTTGAAGTTTGTGTTGGTGTTCACCGACGTGCTGGCAGACGTGCTGTTGTTGTTATTCGTGTTCGTTGACGTGCTGGTGGAATTGTTGTTGTTCGTGTTGGTGGACGTGTTGGTGTTGTCCGACGTGCTGGTTGTCGTCGTGGTGTAGACATACTCCGTCGGAGCAACCGACACAGGCGCGGTCTGTGCGAGCACCATGCTACACCAGCCAAGAGAGACAAGAACCCAATACCTTTTAATCATCACCGATCCGCCTTGTTATCCAATTTATCCTCAATCCGACGAAGGTGGATCATCACCTCCTTGAACCTCTCGTCAATGGTGTTGAACTTCTCATCGCCAAAGCCGAGACGCGCCTCGAGCAGCGTCAGCTTATTGGTGAGGTTCACCCAAACAGTTATCAACGCCCCCACGAAAGTGAGGGCGGTGATAACAAAACCAAGGACGGTGAAGAGGGTTGCGGTGTCCACTATTTCAGGTTCCGCAGCTTATATACGGCGGTCAGGTACACTTCCGTGACGCCATCGACCAAGTTGGCCACTGCGCGGTTGCCCTCGCAGATGTCCTCGTGGTTCTCTTCGATCCAGTCCGCATCAGCCTCTAGGAGCTTCAGCACGTCACGCTCAGTCACCTTCGGGGCTGGTATGTTCCCGATGAGGCTGAACGCGCCTTGGTAGGCTTCTACGAGACGGTCGATTGCGTCGATGACGTCGTCGTAGAAGCGGCCCAATGTCTTGTGCTTTGCGAAACTACCATCACCCTTGGCGC